TCCCTGGAGTTGCCGGGTTCTTATGACACAGCAGTTCCAGAAAATTGGGCTAGGTCCAATAACTATCCTAAGGGGATGGATTTTGCTTTTTGGTATTATCCCCGGGATACCCATGCTGAAGGTCATCTTTTCGGAAAGCCTTTCACTGTCAGAGAAATGATTGTAGCCCTTCGGAAAGAGGTGCAACTTCACCCGGAACTTTTGGTGAAGTGTCCAGTAATTTGGACGGTTGTTAAAACCGAAGGATATGATTACATGGTGGAGGCCGTGAGCCCTCAAGAAGCTTGCAATTTAGTAGCTAAGGGAAAAGGGGAAAGAACTGCAAAAGCAGATCCGGTTACTTCTTACAAAGCGAGGTTGGGCTTATGAAATATGCCGAAGTAGGAACAATAAGCTGGGCAACTATGCGGGAAGAGGATTTGATTCCCATATTTGCCCAACAGCTTCTTAAACTAGCTAAGACTCAGACTCCCAAAATGATTGATCATATCAGGGAGGCTAATAAAATCCTTAGCAGAGTGGCCGTTAAGGAGGGATACTACGGAACAGAAGAATCCTCCACGGATTTGAATGAGACCCTTTTGATGCTCTTAATTACTATGCCCCGGTAGGGTGCTACTTCGGTGCCCATCCCGCAGATGGCTCAGATTATGGATTCTGGCCCTCAGAGGATTTTGATCGAGAAGTCGATCTTATAGTCCCCGAGAAACTGAACCATGTGTTCGACAAAGACCCGAAATTTACGGGTCTAGTCCTAGTCAACTCAGTCCACAGGACCACTCTGTACTATTTGTATCAGGGTGTTCCTCTCAAACTATGGGAAATATGATTATGGATAAATGTCGGAATCACCCCGAAAGACATGCAGTTTGTTGGCGTAAACCATTAAACTTTGACGAACCCCCGGAGGTACTATTGTGTCTTGCTTGTGCAATAGAAGAAGATCATGCCGGGATTTTGACAGAAGAACGAACTCTTCGGTTAGATGAGGGAAGACTTCGGAGAAAAAGCAGAGGGAAGCCCGAGTAATCGGGCTTTAATGCACACGATCGGTCCCAAGTCCGATCGTAATTTTATGAAAGGAGGAAAGAGAGTATGAAAAGAACCAGAAAACTGTGCTACCCTGTAGTCTTTTCTGAGGAGAAAAACGAATGAGAACACTCCGAAGTGAACTGATCGAAAAGGGTTTGGTCAAGGATTCTTCTAAGAAGAAAAAATGGACGGCTGAGCAAGAAATTTCAGCCCATTTATCCGGGGAGATTCAGGGGTATCATTTGATGATACCGAAACCAAAAGGTAAAGGTAGAATAGTAAAAAGAACAGGGAGGCATGGTAAAGTGAAAGAAATATCAATAAGAAAGGTAAATCTTAACACGACGGGAGCAAATATTCTCCGTATATTCTGGGAATCTCCAAAAGAATCCTTCACCAGAGATCAGGTGGCTAAGAGACTGAGGACAGTTATGGACAACGTGGTACCTACTGGCACTCTTGCTGCGGTCTTGGCGAGAAGCCTTAGGTATAAGGTGCTTCTTAATCTCGGTCCCATCGAAGGGAGCAGGATAAGTCATTACCAGTTCAATGAGGGTCTTTATGAAGAATTTGGATTAAAGGTCCCGTTAGAAAAGGTTTACGAGGTCTTTTTAGACGGAGAAGCCGATCTCAGAAGGAATGGTAAGCTTCTGAGAAAGAAAACTCCTGCCCCTGAGAAGGAGGTCGAATCCCCGAAGCTTTGTCCCAGATGTCATAAGCCTCTTACCACTACAGAAACAGACGGTCTCTGGTGTGATAATGGCTGCTATGAAAGCGAAGCGGCTGTGTGGAATGCCATTCAGGAGAGTATAAAGAAGGACATTCAAATGGAATTGGAGCCCGAAAGGGAAAAGCAAATTCAGGAGTTCTTGAAGCTTCTCCCTGGTCTTTCTATTTCGGAAGCTTGGCTGAGTGACGGTAAGGATCGTACAATAACGATCATAGCCGGCAAAAGTGGGCCTGGCGTCCAGAAAGTTGCCCTTCAAATCAAGATTTACGATATTCAAGGTGAAGTCACCAGAAAGGAGTTCTTATGAGTGAGTCAGTGGTAGCTAAGAAGGAAACACTCGATCCTAGCCAGCGTTTTCGAGCGTTGCTAACCCGGAAAGGTTACGTCATTTACGACTACGGTAAATACACAACTGTGGTCGAGGATGGGAAAGAGGTACTTTTTGACAAGCCAGAAAAAGCAGCGGATATGGTCAACTATTTAAATGATCTCTCGGTCTTGATGCCGAGAGACCCCAAAGTAAAGTTTGGGGGATACAGCTAAACCCTGTGGGGAGCTTAGGCTCCCCGGCGTCTAATAAACTAAGGGTTGGAAGACGCTTTTTCATATCTTTTGCTTGACAATATGATTTGAAAGAGATATGATTTTTATCTAGGAAGGAGAGTGAGAGGATATGGCACTTTTCGATGAGAAACAAGTGGTGACACTTACTCCGAAACCAGGATTGATTCGAAGACGGCAGCCTTTGGTTCCGGAGGAACTGCCTAAAGCAATACTCACCAGAAAAACTCCGTTTGTCTCTACAAATTCGGAACCCTGTCTCTATGAGCCAGAAGTCCGGATATTAACTGGACAGCTCTGGAACAGAAGATGGGCTCCTAAATGGGATGACAGAGAAGTGGCGGAAAACTGTGAACACCTCGTCCGGGTTTGTGAGAAATTCCACAAATCGGTACCCTCAGTTTTGGCAAAGATGAAACTCAAAGCTACCAGTAATTTAGATTTCTATAGTCTCGTGGACTTTGTCTGTGAAGGTGTATTAGATTGGGAACTTCGGCAGAAGCTAACCCCTAAACGAAAGGAATGAAGATGGCTCAAGATGAAGATAAAAAAGCCTGCTACATTCGGTTTCCGGAACAAGTGAAGCTTAGAATGGATCATCAGCAGGAGCGACTAGGGGGGATTACCAGGAACGCCTTCGTAACTATGTCGGTAGTTAGATACCTGGAAGCCTTAGAGAAAGAAGAGAGAGAATTAGGGGAAAGGAGGTAAATCTTGATTTGTCTCTATTGTAAGGATTTCCAATATTCTTCTGCGCGGATTAAAGAACAGAGGTTCTGTCGATTCACGCAGAAGATGGTGGAAAGGACGGATGAACATTGTCATCATCCCGACCCAGTAAAGTACTTTTGGTGTAGAAGAGCCGAATGCTTCCTGGATGTAGTAGTCTGCATCAGTCGGCAGAGCAAAGGTAATCGGGATTGTGCAACTTGTAGGAAACAAAAGACGGAGATTTATGACCTACGGAAGATCATAAACCGCTATAAACCGAGACCGGAAATTCCAATAACACCGGTCATTGTCAACGATGAGGACGACAACGAGAAGGAAGAGTGGGAAGAAAGTGCTCCCGTTCATACTCCCGTGAAACTGATCAGAAGATCGGAAAAGACTGATTCGGATTTACCACCAAAAGAAGAAGAACCCACAGTAACATTAATACCAAAAACAACCTTGATACGCCGGAGATAAAAGGGGGACTCGATGGCAAAGGATTCTGAAGACGATTTTGTATCAGCGGCAACTATTTACTTTGGTAGGTGGGAAACCGAAGAATCTCTGCAAGATGAGATTCAGGATTCCCCTGAAAAAGAGGTCATGTTTTTGTCCTTCTTGCAGTCGTTGAAAGGAGAAGTCCAACTTTTCGCTCACACAATACTGACCTTACCTTCGGATATGTTTTACCTTAACGGAAAGTTGAAGACCGACCAAGCGGAGAGGTTTATGAAAGAAAAATACGGATGGTCAAGAGGCAAGTTTGAGAAAGCCCGAGAAAAATTAGTCCAAGAAATTCTTGCCCATCAGTCATCCTAGGAAATTCTACGGGCTTTTCAGTTTTTATGATATACTAAAGACAGCAATAAAAAATCAGGAGAAAGGGTGGGAGGGGTTTTCCCCTCCCACGTGAGAGAGAAGATGATTATAACCTACCGAAATCCTTCAGAATGTAGTGTGAGTATTCCTGATGGAAGGAGAATAAATCCTTGTCTATCCTATGAAGCTGTGTACTATAAGCAAGGACCTTACCATAAGGAGCGTAAGGTTTACCAAGCCAATGCTCTCTTCTCCCATAAGGCATACCCGCACGATGTTTTCTTTCATACAGGGTTACTTAGAAGGATTATGAACTACTGTAAAGAGCAAAACATTTCCGTGGAGATAGCAGGAAAACCCAAAATACTCCTAACAAGAGATCCAAACTTAAATGGTATAACCTTTAAAGAAGATCAATTAAGGTTGATAAAGAAGGGTTTGCTTCATCAAAGAGGGCAGCTTATATCTCCGACGGGTACGGGAAAGACCATCATTGGTCTAGCTGTACTTTCGTCCCTCCCCCGAAATAACCGATACCTATGGACATGCCATACTAAAGACTTGATGTATCAAACATGGGAGGAAGCCAGAAAATTCTTCCCCTCGGTCGGGAGAGCAGGTGATGGATACAAGGAAACGGATAAGCAGATCATTGTGGGCATTAATAAGACTCTCCGGGGACTTATGGATAATGGCATGCTTCCCGAAGTTCATGGTGTAATTGTCGATGAATCCCACAACATATCCAAACTTGACAACGACTATGCCAATCTCATATTCCGAATGCCTTGCTACTTCAGGATCGGATTGACTGCTTCCCCGACAACTCCTGAGAAAGATGGAGAACCCGGATTTGCAAGTGAGGGTTTGCTCGGTCCGATACTAGGTGAGTTTACCATAAAAGAAGCTACAGAGAAAGGTATTCTTGCCAAAGTATCGGTGAGGATGATTAAAATACCCATTGATTACGACATAAAATACATTCAAAAATATAAGGATGCTTACGAGGAGGGTATAGTCAAGAGACTGGATAAGCTCCAAGCAATAGCAGAGGTTGCGGCTAAGCATGTTAATGCCGGAGACTCTGTGTTGATTATGGTTACCCGAAGAGATCATGGAGAAAACTTAGGTAATGTTCTGGCAAGTATGGGTGTCCCGTGTACTTACGTTCACGGAGATGCTAGTGGAATTTTCAGGAACGAAACTAAGGAAAAACTTAACTCCAAAGAAATCAAATGTGTTATAGCCACAGTTGTATGGAAAGAAGGTATTAACATACCGGAATTAAACGTAATCATCTATGCTGGAGAAGGAAAAGGTGATAGGGCTGTCATTCAGTCCATTGGGAGAGGTACTAGAATTACCGAAACTAAGAAAGTCCTTATCTACTATGACATCTTTGATCCTTCAAACTCCTACTTTATGGAACATTTTGGTCTAAGGTTCATGTTGTACTGTGACCTAGGATGGGTGACATAATGAAACTATTCGGGCAGAAGTTGGAATCTTCAGGTACTTGGGCTTGTTTTCCTGGAGACAATTCCTCCTTGCTTCTGCCCGATTTCCAATAAATAGGAGGTGAGGAGCGATGATGGAACTTCCAAAAATTAAATCCCAATATGGTGTGATGGTAAAAAGGAGGGGTGATGGAATATAATAAAATAGAAATTGAGCTTCCGGTAGGAACTGATATTTCCAATACATTTGTAGACAGACTGGTCAGCTTACTTACCGAGGATCTTTGTGAGGAAATAACGAAGAAAAATCCGGGTTTGAGTGCCTGGATATCCGGAATAGGGGCAAAACCTTCCTACTCTAGGATTGATGCTGCACTACTTGGAAAAACCACATACTCCCCACTAATTAAGGATGGGGATGAACCTGTATATGATGACTCAATTCTCCACATCGAAATAAGTGTAAGGTGAAATGCAGAGACTACTTAATACCGGGTTAGCAATGATCCATATGTTTTTTGTTGTCCTGATTGCTATTGCTATCCTGGATGCAGTAACATGGAAACCGGATACCTATGTCTGTTTTGATACGGTCAAAGGTGTCGTTTGTTTAAGAACTTCCCAATAAGAAAGGAATAAAGAATGGAACTTCCGAAGGTTTACAAACCTGTCACTTTGCGACCGAAGACCTCCATAGGGATAAAACAACGCCGTTTCGGCGTAATGGTCGAAACTGACGGAGAAAATAAAGGTGGTGTATTCGGTCCTTATGAAAAATTGGAGACTGCTTTGGAGGTAATTCCGTCATATTCGGATTTAGGTATGAATACAAACTTTGACTCACCTCCCCTTGATTTGTCCAAAACTAAATTCGTAATCTGCTATCTTAACGGATTAGATTATGTAAACCTCTATGAATGGAACTTTGGTAAAGATCAATGGGAAATGCGTGAAGGGGTGGAAATAAAGGATATATAATTAAGGAGGAAAAGATGAATCATGGAAAAAGAAATAGACGAAGAAGTTTGGAAAAAAAGATGGACTAAGTTAGTCGAAGACGCCGCTGAAGCCATTGAAATCTTCGGAGAGGATGAATTAGAAGAATATGCCAAACGCCTACGTAGACATAATACGGTACCTGAATGACCACCACATTCACATTGACTATGCTGGGAAGAATGTATCCGAAGGGTGGATAGGGATTCGCTGTATCTTCTGTTCGGATCACTCCAATCATTTGGGGTTTAATATGTCCTCAAAGGCATATAATTGCTTCAAGTGTGGCCAGTTTGGCAATGTTGTTGATTTTATTCAGATTCTTGATCGGTGTGACCTGAAGCAGGCCATAAGGATCTCCAGATCATATCAGAGCATTGATTCTTTCATACCCCCTACTGAAAAAAAGCGGTCCTCCGCAGACTCAGCACAGCTCCCATTCGATTCCACAAAGCAATTCAAGACAAGACATCTCGAATTTTTACGCAGCAGAAGGTACGAACCGGAGAAGCTGATTAAACAATATGACCTCTATGTTACTGGACCTTCGGGTGATTTCAAGCACCGGATAATAATCCCTGTGTTTTACAAAGGGGAGATGGTTACTTACGTCGGAAGAGACTTTACTGGAAGAGCGGAAGTTCCATATAAGAACTGTCCTGATGAACGCTCCGTAATCTCCCCGAAGAAAATACTTTATAACCTGGATGAGACAGATTCTACTCTTTGTTGGGTGGAGGGTTTCTTCGATGTGGCCAGATTCGGTGAAGGTGCAGTCTGTTCGTTTGGTACTAAATGGACTTCAGAACAATTGGCTTTACTAATTGGTAAGAAAAGACTCTATATCTGGTTTGATGGGGATGCCCAGAGAGAAGCAAAGCGGTTAGCTAGTGCGGCTTCTGCATTTATTCCCCATGTAGAAAACTTAAATTTCCCTGAAATAAAGGATCCTGACTCGTTATCAGATGCGGAAATGTCGGAAATAAAAGAAGAATTAGGGTTTTAAATATTTTCTTGACATATCAATTTAGCTGTGATCTAATTGCAGCGTTCGGGTAACAAAAGGATTGTAGAAGCGGGGGGAAGTAATTGTGCCTATTTACCATAAAAGCTTTTTTGCAGAGTTGGGTGGACATCTCTACTATTCTTTAGCCCGAACAGCCAAGAATAAAGACATGTTGCTTAAACCCCGGTCTACCCGATTCTGCAATAAAGCTTTTTTTGTACCAACTTTTCCTGAATCACCACCAAAATAAAATATAAAGGGGGAAAAATGTTATGCTGGATGACCAAGTTAAACCTTTGTACTTTGGAGACGGGGAAGACCCAGATGAAGACGATTGGGATGATGAAGAGGACGACTTCGAAGACGAAGAGGACGATTGGGATGACTTTGAAGATGAAGAGGAAGAGGACGACTGGGATGAGGAAAACGATATAGATGATACCCCAGACGATGAGGAAGATGAAGACGAGGTGGAAGGTTGAAAACTGAGCTTCAGCAGAAACTGGGTTGGGCTGCTGGGATTGAAGAGAACAGAGCCTTAGTAAGGATCCTAGGACCTGTGGAAGCAATAGTACTGTTTGAGTTACTTATTGAGGATGGGAAAACTGATAATGAATGGTTTTCCCTTCCTCAAACCCTCATTGCAGAAAATACAGGGATTTCTTTCCGCAGACAAATCACAACCCTAGAAAAACTTACATCAGTTAACGGTGTTCTGACCCGTGTTCTCAAGGGTATGCCCGCTCGATTTTACTATAAAATCAACTACCAAAGGATTGAGGAGCTTCTCAGTTCTAACAAATTGTTAATACAGCAAAACGCCTGTAAACCAGCGGAAAATTGCAGTTTAGACAAATTGTTAATACTGAGAAAACCTGAACCCCAGGATAAGTCTCAGTTTAGACAAATTGTGAATACAGCAAACCCCGTAGTTTTAACACCTAAGAAACCGGTTTTAACGCTGAAAAACACAGTAATTCTCACGCCTAAGGTAGCGGTTGCAGGGTTGACATTGAAAGCCTCGGTAGTAGGCCAAGAGAAAGAAGAAAAGAAAGTAATACAAAGAAAAGAAGAAAGAGAAAATAAGGAAGGGAGTAATTATACTAATCCTAATAATAGTTATAGTAATATTAAACCTATTTTCCTTACGGAAAATAGGGGCACTCACTTCTCCGAGGTGAGTGCGGCCACTGCTGCTGTGCAGCAAAAACACACCCTTGTTAAGAGGGATACAACTGAGGATTTATGGAAAGATAATTATAAAGGCTTTGTTGGTACGGTTGAAACTTCTCCGGAAGCTGAGGCTATTATCTCTTTCTGGAAAAGTAACGGTCTCAAATGTCGGAATAAAGGTACTAAGGGTTACATTAAAACCCTCCAATATATTCGGGCAGCTCTGAACGGTAGTTTGTACAGCCAGAACAGACCTGATCTTGCCGGAGTAGAATATACCTTGGAAGGAATTAAAGGTGCTATTAAGAACTTTGCTCTCGCGGCATTTCATCCGGAGTACGAACCAATATCCTTTGTCAAGAAGCAATTCTACCAAAAGGTTACCCTTGATTGTTTCTTCTATCAGCAGTTTTCTCCTGGGGATGAAAATAAAAGGTTATTCTTGACCTTCTTGAAAAAACCGGAGACAGCTCGTCCTAAGTTTGCTCGTAGGGAAGAAGAAGGTGAAATCTCTAAGGTGGCTACGAAAGTATTGATTGACTGGTTTACAAAGAAAGGTTATCCCTACTCTGAAGAAAAAGAAGGGGAGGCTTTTGTGGCGGCATCGAATGCCATATTCAGGTTTTACCACGATCACAAGAATGACCTCCTCATAGATACATTTGACTACTGGGGAAGGTTATTTGGGCTGACAGACCCAATACAGATAATGGCTCAATTGGTAACCAAAAGCTTCGATGCAAAGCTTCTGGAAGGAAAGAATCAGAAGAACTTTAATCCAGGATGGGTGGCTTCTGAATTACGTCGTCCGGATTATTTTGTTCGTTACCTAAAAGACAACAACATCCTGAGGTCGGCAAAGAGATGATCATTAACCGGGAAAAGATAGATACAGCCATTGAGAACCAAATAACTACAGCGATGATTTTATCCACTCGTTATTTAACCGAAATCTTTACCTTGTATGAAGCGGAGTACATGGTAAACCCTTATGCCAAAGTTATATGTGCTTGGTGTATTGACTACTACAAGGTTCATGGTAAAGCCCCACAAGAAACTATTCGGGATATATACGAATTGGAAAAAGGTTATATGTCCGATGCTGATGCCCAGATAGTCTCAGCTTTTCTCTCCAAGATAAGTAGGGAGTATGTTTCGGGACAGTCGGTGAATGACGAGTACGCCTTGAAGGAATCCCTCAGCTACTTTAACCGAAGGAACATTACTGTACGAGCTGAGAAAGCTCTCAGGTTATTGGACTTAGACCGTCATGAGGAAGCCCAGCAAGTTTTCACTGACTACAAACAGGTTTCTTATCAGCTTTCTGGTTGGTTTAATCCCTACGATCCTCAAGGTATTTGGGAAGTGTTTGATCCTAGCACTCAAGGTATTCTACAGTTACCCGGAGCTGTAGGGGAGATAGTCGGTCCGATTGAAAGGGAATGGTTTGTAGCTTTACTCGGACCGTTCAAGAGAGGCAAGACCTTTGCTCTGATGAAGATGGCTAGATGGGCCGTCGATCAGAGATTAAAGGTGGCTTTCTTCTCCCTGGAAATGAAGAAGAAAAATATCAAGGAGAGGTTTGCAAGAGACATCACAGGATATGGTGTGAAGAATGGTTCAGGAGAGGAAGAGATAGTCTATCCTGTCTTTGACTGCATTCATAACCAAAGTGGGGAGTGCAACCGTCCAGAAAGAACTAATCAAGAGAGTCTGGTAAATGTGGTAACAGGTTATACCGCAGACTCGTTTAACCGAGAACTCACTTATAGGGCATGTACAGCTTGTAGGGGTCAGGGAAGACTGAGTACCTTCAAGCAGACTGTCTGGTTTGAGACGGCTCAAGTGCCTGCGTTCGACTTCCGAAACACCTTCGACTTCTTGAAAAGCTATGAAGAAATCTATGGGTCGGAAAATCTGAAAGTTATCCCCTACCCAAGATTCAAAGCTTCCCTCGATGACATCGAAAGAGATTTGTTTTCACTGGAAGTAAACACAGGATTCATTCCCGACGTAATTATAATTGACTACGCCGACATTCTCTTGCCTAACAAGTCAAGAGAGGGTAGAAGATTTGAGGTAGACGACATCTGGAAGCTTCTCCCAGCTATGGCGTCGGAACGAAAGTGCATAGTCATTTCAGCTAGCCAGGGTAATAGGGATTCTGTTTATTCAGATGCCTTAGGTCAAGACGACATCGCTGAATGGATTGGGAAGTTTGCTCATGTGGATATATTTCTCTGTTTGAATCAAACTCCTGAAGAGAAGCGGAAGAATCTACTTAGGCTAGGTATGCTTGCCCACAGACACAAGGACTTCGATGAAGAGAGAATGGCTATGATCGTGCAACAACTAAGGGTCGGTCAGTTCTGGTTAGACTCAGAAGTTATCCGGTACGAAATAGACCGAGAAGCGAAAGCAGCTAAGAAGAGGAGGTAGGGATTGAACGGGAGAGAGGGACAAAGAAATGACGATCTTCAATAACAGACCCTCGGAAATGTGGTCGAAGAAAGCTTGGGATTTTGTTACCGAAAAATACGGAACTCCCCAGAGCTTACAGATCAACACCTATTGTTGTCAACCACCAAACTGGACAGCCAAGGTGGAGAAGCGTTTGATTATGGTTACCGTAAAAGAAATTAATGAATGGGAGGGGGTGAAAAATTAATGAAAGGAAGTCTTGTCGTAACGGTATCTTCCGGGGAATATGAAAAAGCTTCTACTGAGGAAGATCGGTCTCTTCTTCTGAAGAATCTAGCTGATGCAGGTGTGAAGGTTAGGAAACCTTTGGAGGACGAGGTATTTGTTGACATTGACACTGATTCTGATTATGAGGAGTTCCTTCATCGGGCATCAAAGATGGAGGACTTTACGGGACTTCGGTTTAAATACGAAGAGTATCCGTCCAAGTCAGGATTACCACACAGACATATCATAGTAACCATATCTGGTTACAAGATAATGTCTGAATTGGAGAGAATAGCATTCCAGTTTGTATTCAACTCCGATCCAACAAGAGAGTTTCTTAATGTTGGTAGATACCTCAAAGGAGACACACCAATAAACATGCTGTTCGATTATAGAGAGGTTAAAAAATGAGAGTACTTGTAACAGGAGATCGGAATTGGTCGAACAAGGATATAATCCGAGAAGTCCTCAAGAAGTATCCTACCGATACAATACTGATTAATGGAGGTGCCCGGGGAGCCGATAGTATAGCCGCTAAAATTGGCAAAGAACTCGGGTTCAAGGTCGAGACTTTCAAAGCAGATTGGGGTGCTTACGGTCGGGCTGCTGGTCCTATTCGTAATCGAAAAATGCTGAGAGAGGGGAAACCGGATGTCGTAGAAGCCTTTCATGACCATATCCTGGATAGTAAAGGGACTAAGGATATGGTAGAAATATCAATAGCAGCCAATCTTCCCGTAACTTTGCATGATGACAGAGAAGGGCATTACCCTCTCCATTTATTTTACTAGGGGAATATGAATCGAATTTTTGTATTTGGAGATAGTCATTCTTATCATGGTTGGGTACAGGTACCGACTCTTCTACCGGAAGCTGCCATTCATATTAGACATCTAGGTCCAATCTTAATGTACTCTCTAAGGAATGGAATCCTGAGAAGGGTTACCAGGGAGGGAATCCTCCCCGATGATCTTATCGTCTTCTGTTTCGGAGAGATTGACGTCCGTTGTCACATTCACAAATTCAAGGATCAAGGAATCCAGAACATTGTAGACGATTTGGTTACCCATTATTTCTTGGCAGTACAGGAGGCTATGAATCATTTCCCCGAAACAAAGGTGGGGATTTACTTCGTACCTCCTGCTACCAAGAAAGAAAACATAGTAGACAATCCTGACTTCCCTTGGTTGGGAGAAGACTCAGAACGCTTGAATTATACCAGAACTCTAAACAAAACTCTGGGGGAAAGATGTGAGGAAGAAGGTTACTTATTTATTGACCTCACAGAATGGTATGAAGATGATGAAGGTTTTCTCCGACTAGACATGGCGGAAAAGGACGGTCCGCACATTCAGGATGCTTCACCCTTAGTGAACTTCCTGCAAAGATTGATAAAGGAGGATGAATGATTTCCGTTTGTAGAACATTTACTTTTGAGGCAGCTCACCAACTTCCCAGATACGATGGGAAGTGTAGTCAGGTTCACGGTCATAGTTACAAGCTTGAGGTAGAAATAGCCTGCCCGGTGTCCCTACTGAATGGGTACTTAGACCCTCAAGATGCTATGGTTGTGGACTTCAATACATTAGAATCGGTCGTAAACAATGAGGTCATTCGGTTATTGGATCACCAAATGATAAATAACCAGATCGACATAGCTGAACCCACAGCGGAAATGCTGGTGTTATGGATAGTCGAAATACTGAAGAAGGCAGTATGGTCGTATTCTAACCCGGATAGAAAAAGTGTACACCTAAACAGAATCCGTCTGTACGAGACGGAGAAATGCTATGCAGAATGGAGGGAAACAGATCGGGATGAGAATTGATGTCAATTCGATTTTTTATTCAATCAACGGGGAGGTTACATCAGCCCATCAAGGAAGTCTTTGTACGTTCATACGACTTCAGGGCTGTAACCTTCGGTGCAAGTACTGTGATACAGCCTACGCACAAGCAGCCAAACCGGGTGCTATGGGTTCCATTACAATGGAGAAGGTGGGAGAGATCGTCCAAAAATTTGGATGTTCCAATGTGACCATAACGGGAGGAGAACCCTTATTCCAGAGAGCACCTCTATCCGTGTTAATTGCAGGATTGAAGGTCATCTCCGAATATGGGGTGAAGTTTATTACCGTAGAGACAAACGGTTCCTTCAACCCGTACATAACCAACCCCTCTGAGGATTTAGCCCATAACGTAGACTGCTGGGTAATGGACTATAAACTTCCCTGCAGCGGGGAGATGGATAAGATGAACCCGGAAAACTTCGCACTTTTAACCGAAAAGGACTTCGTGAAATTTGTCATTGCCGATGTCTTCGATATGTTTGAAGCTGTGAAGGCTATGGAGGACATTCGGAAAAGAGGATGTAAAGCGAAGTTTGCCTTTTCTCCCGTACTTAGCGGAAAAAATATGGATTATAGAGAAGCCTCCCAGGAGCTGCTTAGTTGGCTAAGCCGACTCGGCATCAAGGAAGGAATCCTAAGTTTGCAGCTTCACAAGATCATTTCGGTCGATTAAACTTTTTTTGGACCAGGGCAAAAAAATCAGCGGGTTTTAAAAAAATTGTGCTATAATGAGATTAAATCAGTTACAAAATCCATAGCATCACAAACCAAAAAGGAGGCAACAAAATGAAAGCGTTAGACCAAATCGACGTAGCCAGACTTAAGGCTGCAATCGAAGCCTTGAACAAGGCAACCTTCAAAACTGAGGACGGCACCGAAAAGAAATTTGTTGAACAGAATTTGAAAACGGTAGCCATAACGAAGGCAAACATGCTGGACAGCTTCGTAAAAGCTGTCGAGGGTATGGATGAAAAAATTGCAGAGAATCTGCCCGAGGTAGTATCGAAGTTTTACAATGTGTTCGTCTCCGAGGCAGAAGAAGACGATCAGCCGGCACCGGTACCCGCAGCCAAGAAGGAAAAGAAACCCAAGGAACCGAAAGCTCCGAAAGAAAAGAAACCCAAGAAAGAGAAAGCAGTTTTGTCTGAATACGGACACAAACAGGGAAGTCAGGCCGCAAAGCTTGATGATCTCCTCAAAGAAGGTGGCCATACTGTAGACGAAATGGCCCAGATTTCGGGAAGAACGACCCTCGGAGTGAGAAGTCACATTCAGCATCTCCGTAATGATCGGAAACTGGTCATCGAAGAGACGGAAGACCATAAGTTCCAGGTCAAAGGCCCGGCCCCTGCAGCAGCCCCGGCAGCCACAGCAGCCCCGGCAGCAGCACCCGCCGCAGTAGAAGAAGCAGCCAAAACCGAGTAAACAATGAATAAGGACGCCACAGAAAAACATTTAATGTTGATGTTGACGGAAGGTCTGGGTCTTGACCTCACAGACTCAGACCTTCGTGGCACCCCTGAGAGGGTTGCCCGGATGTATGCGGACGAGTTCTTTGCTAACAATTCTGGAAAAACACCTAAACCCAGAATACAACTTAGTCCCAATAAGAACTACACAGGAATTATTGTCCGGGATAACATTCCGTTTGTTTCTATATGTGCCCATCATCTACTTCCTTTCTCAGGAGTAGCCCATCTTATGTATATCCCTGATAAACATCTTGTGGGTGCATCTAAACCATCAAGGATAATCCAGTATTTCGCAAAGAAACCCCAGTTACAGGAATACTTGAGTGCAGAGGTTCTGGACTATTTTTGTTGCAAAGTCCAGCCCTTAGGGGCAATGCTGATCATAAGAGCTGTTCACGGTTGCATCTCTTGTAGGGGGGCAAAGGACGGCAATTCCTCAGGTATGATAACCTCAGAAGTTCGTGGGTCATTCGCCGAGAATCTTTCCACTAGAATGGAAGGCTTAATGTTATTGAAAACTATGAGTCCAGTCCTATGACAGCACCCTATCCGGATTTTGAATTAATAGAATGCCTAAGAAAGAAGTTTGTTGAGTTTTCGGTCGATAATCTCACGAGGGACGAGGTTATCGACCTGATCAATCATATGTACCAAGCGATACAGGTTAAAGATCGGGAAATAATAGAACTTAGAGGAGTCATGAGAACATGAATGCTTCCGAGATTAAGTGGATTCCTATCGAATCCTCAAGCATCGTCAAATCTATAGCCTACCATAAACCAAGTCTTTTCATCAAGTTTAAAAACGACCGTATGTACCAATACTTTACAGTCCCCGAGGGACTGTTCGAAGAACTGAAAACAGCAGAATCTATCGGGAAGTATGTTGACAGGTATGTAAAGAAGGGTGGTTACCTCTACAAAGAAATCAAACCCAATGAGTCATTGAAACTGAGGTGGAATGAAGATGGACTATAAACTTACGGATGAAGAATACAGAGTACTCGTCAAATGGATGGGTGAGGTTGTTCATGAGAACGCAGGACGTGATTTCTTTGGGCTTCGATGCTGTTCCTGTGGGTATGAATCTCCTGAAGAGTTAATGAACCGTCATATCCAAATAAGTAACCGGGACTTCGCTATGGCTGTAGACAAAGATGCCCTTTTCCTGAAGATTGTGGAAAAAGATTCTTGGGTGAAGTTCCTAGACTCTGCGTCCAAACATTATGACAATTCCTCAAAGTACCACAGAAGTTTCTTTCCCGAATATGGATTTATGGAATGGGTGTTTAACAAAGAAGATGGTTGCTACCGTCTACCCAAATTAGCTGCATTAGCAGTTAAGGAAGGAATAATATGAAACCACCCGATCTAATGTTTGATGCCGAAATGCAAGAGTTCTTTCGGGAATTTATGGGGAAATGGCAGCCTTTTGACAAAGCAAGATGGGTTAATCCTGAAACTGAACTCATTTATAGAAACAAATGGGTAGCAGATACCGGTAAACTATGGTTCTATACCCACATAGACACAACGATTGAGGTATCGGAAAATGATCCTGCACTCTATCGCATACCCGAAGTTTTCTCCCGAGACTTGAAGAGATGTCTTTGGCATATGGTAGACTGGACCAAAATGGAATTAGGTACGCACGACGATAGTGGTGACGTTTACCTTTTCCTCCCCTCAGAGATAGAGGAAGGTCCATTAGAGTACGAGGTTACCTTAGAAGAAGCTCTCTTAGGAGCAATCAAATGGCAAATAGATCACGGCGTCAGACCGAAAGGATAGGTGAGACATGTTCCGTAAGAAAATAAATCAAATTTCATCTAGTTTATGGGTGTGGTTGTTTCTTCTCTGCATGAAGAACGTATATTGGAAAGAAAGGGCATTCGTCGCCAATCGTACCATCATGCGGACTTGGAATGATCAGCTGGAGTTTACCTACATAGTTAGAGACATGCGAAAAGTAAACGGTTATACCCGGGAAGAACTATTAGAGATGCTTACCATCGTAAGAATGGAAGAAGAAAGACTTCGGTGGAAATGCCCGGAACCGGATGAATCCTTGTTTCAAACAATACGGGATAGAGAAGAAAGATTAAGGAGGAGTGCAGAGTGAAGATAACTAAGGCGGAGATTCTTTGGTCAAGAAAATGTCATCTTTCCTGTAGCTTTTGTAAAATGGTTACGGGAAAAGCAAACACAGTTCCATTAATATATTGGATATATACCATTCTTCAGCTCAAGAAGCTGGGTTGTGGTTTCATTGCCTTCTACGGAGCCGAACCCCTCATTGAGATGGAGAAACTTGCAGAAGCAATCGGTTTCAGTGAGAAGATGGGTATCCCCACAACTGTCATCACTAGCGGAGTCGTTCCAGGATTCCTGAGCAAACTGCAACTTCTACACAAGGAAGGTCTTAGATCGCTAACGATGTCCTACGACATCCAACCGTATGACAAATTTAGTCGAACAAAAAGCAATGTTGCGATAGAAAGTCTGGAATACTTCAAATCCCTCGGTCATACCCGTGATGTCGCTGTAGTCGTAACTCTTACTCGCAACAACTACAAGAAGCTTGCCGACACAATAAGGATGCTCTCCCACAAAGGTATCTGGACGCTGTTTGACTTCATTCATCCCGACAGAGGTCAACCAGGAAGCAAGTGTTCTTCCACAGATAACAAGAAACTGTTCTTTACCGAGAAAGATAAGAAAGACCTAGTTCAGGTTGTGGATGAATTGATATACCTGAAGCGACAAGGTTTTCTCCTGCATGCCAGTCTCAGCTTCCTGAAGGATATAAAGAGTCAGGACTACTGGTATAAACACGATTGGAATTGCCTCACATCAAATCTCTGGGGTTTCCCTTCTTGGGTGACCATTGATTGTGACGGAAAGGTTTATGCTTGTGATGACTTCCAACCCCAGTACAGTCCTGAAATATATGGATGGGAGATTGCAGATAAGTGGCTTGATTTTGTCTCGGAACATAAGCGTTTGGTTGCAAGTCTTTGTCCCGGGTGTGCTTGGAGTTCTCATATCGACGCCCATCTTATTAAGGTCGGTATAGAGAATATCTCTGACTATACCCATTCAAGAAAGTAGGCGTAAACTATGTCCAGACCAGAACGTAAAGAAGAAATAATCCGTATTCGGCAAGAGGGCTATGACGCAGCTAAAGCCGGAAAGCATGTTCAATCTTGCCCCAGAGAATATCTCCATTCAACAAATCAGGAGCAATGGGAGACAGGATACAGAAACTACCAAATGGAAGCAAATAAGCTGAGGCGTGAAAACAAAATAGGGAGGATAGCAGATAGGGTGTGCTATATACTAAATAATTATAACATTTGGAAGGAGTCCGAAATCGAACGGGTTATGGTTGAATCCGAAATCGAAAGCATAATTGAAATATGGGAAGGGGAATCATGAGGAGTTTATGTGAAGTCTGTCATAAAAGGAAATCCGTAGGAGTGGCTTCAGTACCCGGAGTTCCGATGTCAGTAGCCTACTGTCGTCATTGTCTGTTAAACGATCTTCAGCCCATGGAAGTACTTATAGCTCACACGGCTTGTGGGGGAGAAAGTTTGGCAACCTCAATAAGCTGGTGGAGATTACTTGTTATTCATAATCTCCTGGAACAAGGTTGTACTCTTCAATGGTTCAATAGTCAAGTCCTTGAATATTCCGACTTTGTAAACGAGCTTATGGAAAGCTAATATAAGGAGGATTAAGATGATTTTATTATTTTCAGGAGGAGTGGACAGCTTCATAGCCTACCATCTATTGTCAAAGAGACACAAGGTGGATACCCTTTACATTGACTGTGGTACTCCTTATTCTCATAAGGAAATAAGTGCCGTAAAGAGACTTGTACCGTCAACCATAATCGAAACAATTTCGTCTATAGGAAATAGACAGTTAGACGGAGTAAATGCCTATGTCCCGTTCCGCAACCTCTACTTAGCCATGTTTGCAAGTTATTATGCTGAAGATCGCATGATAGCTATGGCGGGATTGAAGGATGATAACGTCAGCGACAAGACACCGCAGGCATTTAAGCTAATGACAGATTGCTTAAATCAGCTTGACCCACAACTGGATAAACCTTATCTCATATTCAGTCCCTTCTGGTCTCATACTAAAGAGCAGATTGTGGAATGGTACATGAAAAGGGTGGGGGACAAGAAAGCTCTTTTGGATACCGTGTCTTGCTATGTTCCGGGTATTCAATATTGTGGTAAATGTCCGGCTTGCTTCCGTAAGTGGACGGCTTTTTTTTGTAACGGAATTTATGACCTCCCCGTACCCAACAGAACCCTAGCTCTTGGTTACTATGAAAGAGCTAAGGAGAAAATGTACGTCCAGGAAAGAAATGAGTCGATCATCAAAGCTGTGACAAAAGCTGAGGCTATGAAACTATGGAATTAAAATACCTAATGTTTGACGAGATTTTCCCGGTAATATTTCCTGATTCGGTTCTTCACAACCAAGTCAGTATCAAAGGGAAGACAGTCACCTCAGCCGGTTACATCCACACAATAGTAACCGAAGAAGGTTACCTGAAAGTCCAAACATATGGAGAATCCATGGGGCTGAAAAAGAAGCCCAGCAATCACGATGCCGACATTCTAACAGAAGCTATTAACCAGAAGATGTCTTCCCTGCATGGAATTTTAGCCGTAGTGAGTAAGGAACAAAGTGTTCTTTCCGTCTTGAGAAATGCTTACCTGGACAGAAGTGATAATCCCAGGAAGAAAGTGATAGCTGTAGACATAGACGGTACGATCACCGTAGAAACAGAAGGTCATGATTATCCAAATAGAACTCCCCGCCCCGAGAGGATTGCAATGATCAATAAGGCTTATGATGCCGGAAATGTGATCATATACTATTCAGCAAGGTGGGGAGAAGACAAAGCTGCTACGGTCAAATGGTTGGAAGACAACGGTGCAAAGTATCACGGTCTTGTCCTCGAAAAGCTCTTTTATGATATGCTCCTAGACGACAAAGCTGTTGTTTGGAAAGAGGTATAGAGGTAAATGAAATTCAAAATCTTCCTGGATTCCGGTGCATTTAGTGCCTTCATGAACAAAGCGACTGTTTCTCTCCAGAACTACATCGACTATATTCTGGAGAATGAGCAATACATCGAGACCTACGCTTGTCTTGACGACATCGGATCTCCTGAGAAAACATGGGAGAATCAAAGGGAGATGGAGAGACAGGGGCTGAGTCCTCTCCCCGTCTATCATATGGGAGAACCCGAAGAGTTCTTCCAACGAGTTCTTGAGTATCCTCACTTTGCAGTCGGAGGGATTGCTTCAAGCGTAAAGGGTTCTGGTTCCTTACAAAACCATCTGGACATTCTCTTCTCCCGCATCTGTACTGAAAAGACAGATTATTATCCCTCTCATAAAGTTCATGGTTTCGGTATAGCTATTCCTCAACTGATAGCCCGCTATCCTTTCTACAGTATTGACACAAGTTCCTGGGTTGCTTATGGAAAGTATGGAATCATCCTAGTTCCTAGAAAAGTACACGGGAAACTGAGGTTTGATGTTTCCCCCTACACAGTAACGGTGTCTACCCGATCGAAAGCTGTCGGAGAAGCAAAGCACTTTCAGCATCTTCCCAAGATTGAGCAAGACTGGATTATAGAATACTGTGGGAATCACGGGATGCAGATGGGTATATCCACTTTCACCAAATGTCCATTGGGGCAAAAGTTGGAGAAGAATCAACACAGGGTAAGCAAAGGCTCCGAGGATGTCGAAGTTGTACTGGAGAAGGGTCTCATAAATGATCATGAATCCAGAGACAGAATGAATCTTATCTTCTTCTTGGAAATGGAGAAACACCAACCTAAATGGCCTTGGAGATGGTATCAACAAAAGAAGGAAGGTCTTTTTTAAAAATGATCCTCTATCTATCCGGGAACTTCCCGCAATTAGCCAAGATTGAAAAAGAAGATGCAATGATAGAATGGATGAGGGAACATGACTACGACTATCACCGTTTAATTACCTTTTTTTATAAAGATGACTGTGATAGAGTGTTTCAAAACGTAAAAACCAAACGAAAACCGACATTTATAAGGAGGAACGAGAAATAGAAATGGATCGAGAACTTCTGGACTCCCTGGAGAAATCTGTAGCCGCAGCTAAGAAGATGTACTGGTCTCTCCGGGCAAAATCAAGCAAGAGGGAAACCCCTCATTGCAAACGCGGACAATCTCCACAAATCTCTTATAGTTACCTACAACAAATTCAGAAAGGAGTGTTACGATAATGGTAGTAAACAGGACGGAGCTTCTGAAGATTCTGGCATCACTGAAACCAGGACTTGCTAAGAAAGAGATGGTGGAACAGGCAACACACTTCATCTTTACCGGGGATGATGTCGTGACCTACAATGATCAGATTTGTATATCCCACCCTTATCTTTCAGGAATCAAATTCTCTGTTAAAGGAGAAGAGTTTTACAAGTGTCTGGAAGTAGCTCAAGGAGATGATGTCGATCTCATTCTCCAGGAAAACAAACTCAGCATCAAAGCCAAGAAGACGAAAGCGAGTCTTTCTCTGGTATTAGATGACAGGGATAGGGTAGAGTCCCACATTTCAAAAATGAAAGCCACTATGAGTGACTGGGTTCCTCTACCGTCAGACTTTCTTTATGCTCTGTCCTTATGTTCGTTTTCGGCATCAAGGGATTTATCCACAGGCATTCTCGCTTGTGTCATGATTACCAACAACAAAGTGTTTGCCACGGACAGGAACCGAGTAAGTCGGTTTACCTTAGAGCAAAGTCTCAATAACACCTTCTTCTTGTTTGCCAGGGACGTTCTTGAGCTTCTGAAACTTCCCGTCACAGAGTTTTGTATCCCGGAGGGGTGGGTTCACTTCAAGACCAAAGATGATGTGACTTTCAGTTGCCGAACAATTTCGGGGAGTCTACCGAATCTAAACAATTTCTTCAATGTGGAAGGTCCTACAATAAAGCTTCCAGACGACTTGAAGGAATCTGTAGACGCGGTAATCTTCATGACCAAAGGTGACAGTGAATCTTCCAGATTTATTGAAGTAGCTATCACTGAAGGTAAGTTGACTGTCAAAGGTGAAAAAGAAAGAGGTTGGATTGAGAAGATGGTTAACATCGACTACAAGGATGAACCCATCACTTTCAGGATTAATCCTAACTTTCTCTCTCAGATACTTGAAAGATCAGCGAATATAACCGTCGGGAGAAAAGCGGTGTACTTCAATACCGAAAAATTCGAACATGTTATTGCACTAGTTCTTATGGAGACGGCATAATGTCGGGATTCTTTGACCTCAGTGAAATCAGAACCGACTTCGACAGACCTCT